TAATGCTATGAACATCTTCATTCTCACATATGAGATTGATCCACCGCGGCATTACAAACTCAACTCACAATTTCATTGTGACAAGCATGTTATCAAGATGATAACTGAGTCTGTGCAAATGCTTGTCACAGCATATCATGATTTCATGCCTACACCCGCTGGCGATCTCAAACTTCCTTGCCGGCCTCTTGCTGCTGGCCATGCCAAGCATCCATGCGTACTATGGCTGCGTCAAAACATCACACACTACAACTATCTTGCACAACTTGCACAGTCTCTGTGCCTCGAGAAGCAAAGTCGTTGGCCACTCAATGCAGACCATGACTATCATTACTTCCTTGATGTATTGACAAGTCACATTCATAGCATTCATGGCCTCAGCCATCGTAGCCCATTGCCGCAGACTTTTGCAACGGCGGTCAAATCAGAAACTTTACGCAGCACTAACACTCCGCATGATGCTGCAGTGACAATTTACAGATCCTATTACATCCAAGACAAAGCTGGCTTTGCAACATGGCGCGGCATTGGCTCTCCTTATTGGTGGCCATCTGTTCCACCGCAGCAAAACATTTCAAGGCGCCGGGGCTTGACAACCCATTGACCTTGTGACATAGTACGCATTCACTGGCAAGCGCCGGGGCGCCAGCAGTCTTAAGTCTCCGGCTTTTTTGCAAACATCCTGTCTGCAAAATTTTTTCCAAACCAAGCGCACAGCGCAGAGGAAATTCAAAATGGCTATCGCCAAGTCTGTCAAGTTCAACTTCAAGAGCCGCAAGATCACTGACGAGCAAGGCAAGGAAATCGGCCGCACTCGCAAGCAAGATGCTGTGACCTGCGACATTCCTGTTCCTGCTGCTGACGAGATTGTTTCCATTCTTCAGAATGGTGGCAAGGAAGCTGACCTTGTCTGTGAAGCTGTCGCAGAAATTATCGTCAGCCAAGCGCGTGAACAGTTTGACGAGCTGATTGAATCTTTTGGCAGCGACGAAAGCAAGGTTATCAGCGCAAGCATGCTGGACTATGACAAGCTGAATCTTGTCTACATTGCCAGCATTCCGCCTGCTCGCCGTGGTGCATCGGCCATCACTGACGAAGACTGGAAGGTCTTCTTTGATGACTATCTGGCAGTCATGGTTGCCGCTACTGGCAAGGCTGAAGAGCGCATCAAGAACCACATCAATCTGTTCAAGTCTCCTGCCAAGGCCAAGGCCAACAAGGAAGTCTTGGCAGTTCTCGTGGATCAACTGGACATCTATATGTCTAGCTCTGCCAATCTTGATGACACTGGCACTTGTGCTGTGCGCATCAGCGAGAAGTTCAAGAAGTGGATTGCTGAGCCCGAGAAGGCGCTCAACATGGATCTGCTGTAAAGCATTTTTTGTGGGCACCGGCCGGATGGCTCCGTCTCCTCCTGTGGCAGCCTAACAGCTGCAGTCTGGCCGGTTTTAGAGGGAGCGGGTGCTCCCTCTTTTTTTGCTTTGTTTTTTATCTATGTCTGTCCTAGAGTGAAAGCAAAGCAAAAAACCTGTAACAACCATGAACCTGCAATCCCTATTCAACACTGTTGTGCTCGAAGGTGAGACTGTCGAGATTCTTGATATGTCCACAGCAGAATACAATTCTTTGCGTGTTGCACTTGTGCGTAAGTTCAGTGCATATCGTAGTCAATGCATGTCATTGGGCATTCCCGGATACGATGACAAGTATCTTCGTTGCAATTTTGTCAATGGCAAGGATGCCGTGTTCAAGCTAGATGACAAAACAAATAGCCCGCGGCGGCCCAAAGAATACTTGGCTAAAGTCATCTAAACGTGTCACGCTATCACGTCATCTGGAACAGTATCAAGCAGACTGGCAGCGCCGAAGTGACTGTCAGTAAGGAACATGCTCGCACTGTTGAAGATGGCGTGAAGCGCGTCAAGACTGCAGAGAATGTAGCCCGCCGGCTATCAGGCTTGGTAGGCTGGAGCAAACTAGTCATAGAAAGAAAGGAGCTTTCATCCACTCATGTCCTTATAAAGTTCACACTCCTATACAACACAGCACTCTAACCAATCAACCCAATCAACCCAACCAAACATCATGTCCAGTCAAATCCAAATCTTCGGTGTGCATCGCATTGTTGTCAAGCCCCAAAAGCATGTCTATCCTGGTAACCATAATGCCGGGAACTTTACTGTCCTGAGACTTGAACTCTTTGATGTCAAGGGCAATAGCATTCCCACAGTTGTCAGTCTTTACAGTGCAGAGCAGCAATCAGAAGTCTCTTTCGCTCCTGCGGAAATCACTGAACATAGCTGAAGGATCATGGCAAGAGTGCCATTCTTCGTTCCTCCTCTTTCGGAGGAACTGCAACGCAGAACCCTCGTAGCTCATGTGGCTCGGGGGTTTTGTTTTCATATCACTTCACTGCCAACGGCACCGCGGCCCAACAGTCAGCTTGCTTTGCCGTTGACATTGAATCTTCTTCCTCGCTTGCCAGAGTTTGTTCACATTGACAAGCATGTGCCATTGCTTTCATATCATGTATTCGCATTGCTGAATCATGTATCAAAGCATTGGCGCAGGCAACTGTGCGAGCTTGATCTTGCATTCACACATCTGTTATTCATGCAATTGAAGACTGAAGAAGTGCCAATTGCACTGGACCAGATCCACATCACTCTTGAATTTTGCAACGGCGGCGGTGCAGCCGAGCCACTCACCTGGAGAGCCATGACCATGAAGACTAGCGAAGCAATCCCCAAGGACATTCTCCAAAAGCTGGAGATGTCTCTCGCATCTCTTGAGCAGACTCTGACCAACAAAGATCCTATGATGCCGCAGCATCTCAGGAATACTCACAGTATTCTTATCAGCTATCCTGAGACTGTGCATCTGCTTGATGACGCAGAGATTGCACGAATCATTGATGCAGCAGAAGTCCACACCAAGACTGAGGTTGTCAAAGCCATTGCTACTAAGAAGGCTGGCGGTGGCAAGGCTAAGGTTTCTGTCGATGATCTTTGATAGGAGTAGCGCAATGACACGCCTAGAATTACTATTGCAGCGACTGGAAAGATTGGGAAAGGATAGTATTGGCAACAATGGAATCCCAATCTGTACTGAAGCTGCAACTGAACTGCGCCATCAATCCCGAAACAACCTTAGAGCCTGGGAAATAATTCATCAACAAGGTGTTGAGCTTATTGCTTTGAGAAAGCAGAGGGATGAACTGCTGGAGGCGTTAAAACAGGCCCTTGAAGAATGCATTTGGCCGAATGAGCGGTTGTCTGATGTGCATGACAAAGCCCGCGCCGCCATCGCAAAAGTAGAAGGAGCGAAAGTATGATAACTTTTGCAGTCATATCTTTATTTGCACACGCATTCCTTATAGCCTACTACATCTGGAAAGCTGATTTTGGAATGGCTCTTGCATACACAAACGGAGTCATCTGGATTCTTTTTTACCTGCAAGATGCAGCAAAGGATAAGACATGAACATGGATGACATTCTCCAAACAAACGTCACAGATGCAACACCAGGATTTGGTGCAGCAGTCAAGGTCACCAAGAATCATTATGACCAACTGACTGCACACAGAAATCTGATGACGTATTCCACGTCTGACATTCTGCACAGCTGCCCGCGCAAGTATCAGATCAAGAAGCTGCAAGCTGAAGCTGGCACTAGCCAGCGCATGAACTCTCCAACATTTGCATTTGGCCATGCTGTTGGTGCCGGTGTTGCAGTCTATGACCAGACTCAAGACTTGCGTCAATCTATCTGGGCAGCATTTCTTGCCTGGGACATTGATCTCTTTCTTGAAGAGCGCAAGACTTCACGCGCGGCAGGCAAGAGTTTCTACGAAGCAGTCTGGGCATTGTATTCCTACGAGAACTTCTATCAATCTGAGACCGTGCTTTCAGACTATGAGACTGTCAAGATCGAAGCTACGATTGCCGTAGACTTTGAAGATGGTCACTTCTACAGTGGCCACATTGATGAAGTGTTGCAGCACAAAATCACAGGTCGCTATCTAGTCAAGGAGAACAAGACTACAGGCTTTACCAATGTAGATCCTGTACTCTATGCTAACAGTGACCAAGCACTCAGCTATGCTGTGGTTGTTGACATGCTTGGTGGCTCAGAGTATGAAGTGCTGTATACAGTTTACAGTGCAACTGCACAGCAGTGGATGCAGTTCCACTTTGTCAAGAATGCCAACAAGAAAGCAGAGTGGATTCAAGATCAGCTGCTCATTCACCAGCAAGTCGATCACTACAGCGCACTCAACTTCTTTCCCAAGCGCGGCAGGTCATGCTTCAACTTCATGAAGCGCTGTGAGTATTATGAGAACTGTGACCTTGCAGCCAAGACTGTCTTTGGCAAGGAGTTTTCAGACCTTCCAGAAATCAAATCGCTGGAAGACATTGATACTATTGAGCCAATCGACTTCCCCACAACACTGTCAGAGATCGTTCACCGCCAGAAAGAGAGATTGCAAAATGTCACAAACTCCTGACCCTATCTTCGACAAGCTAGTCCAGCAATTTAACCAGAACATCCCAGAAGGCATCAGGTCTTCTCAGCTGCCCAAGGTCAATTATATTTACCATTCAATTGACTTTGGCACAGTGCCAGGCTTTCCAGCTGTGCGCTTTCTGTGCCCTGAGCTTCAGATGGACATTCGTGTCTGCACATCTCCGATCATTGGTGCCAGCGATACTTACATCGACTCACTCTTTTACACTGTCGTTGTCCTATGCCCTGAGAAAGTTTCCACACGCAAAGTGTCCTTGGCAATTGCAGGGCTGCTGGAAACATCTCCAATGATTGCCATTCGGAATCACCAGGAAGACCTGCACAAGAATGCGCCAGATGTGGACACGGCCAATCAGCAGTTTGCAATCCTGATGCACAAGGATATTGATGAGCTGGATGATATGTATGCCTATCATGCAATGGCCAGTGTTGAAGTAGGCCCAGAACTCATTGCACGAAACATAACATTCATGCAAAGGCAGATCGATGACATGAAGGAGATTTACAGTACAACGAAATCTATCCCCCCAGCAACTGATGACATCTAAACAATTTGTCCAAGGAGAGTGAGCATGAATCTGAATGACTTTTCCAACAGTGCCAAAAGCAAAGTCCTTGTCTATGGCGCACCGAAGTCTGGCAAGACTGCGCTTGTCGGCAAACTTGCGGAGCATTTCACGCTGCACTGGTTTGACCTTGAGAATGGAATCAAGACACTTCTCAATCCAGCAATTCTTGCTCCGCAGTTTCGCAAGAATGTCAACGTCATCAGTGTGCCAGATCACAGGCTTTATCCTATCGCCATTGACACTGTGCGTGAAGTTCTTCGTGGTGGCATGAAGCGTATCTGCACATCTCATGGCAAAGTATCTTGCCCGCTGTGTGCAAAAGATACCACTGCCAAGTTCTCAGAGGTTGATTTGGCAAAGCTCGGAGACAATGATATTCTTGTCATTGACAGTCTGAGCCAGCTGGCCAACAGTGCCATGAACAAGGGCATTCTCAAAGAACTGCAGAAGCCCGGCGGCGAAGAATACAAGAAGACATTTGTGGACTACGGTGTGCAAGGCGCACTGATGGAACAAGTGCTCAGCTTTATTCAAGTGGCAGACATCAACATCATTGCTATCAGCCATGAGCTTGAGTCAGAGAGTCTGGAAGGCCGGGAGAAGATTGTGCCTGTAGCTGGCACTCGCAACTTCTCTTTGACCAGTGCAAAATACTTTGACACTGTGGTGCATGCAAGCATTGTCAACAAGCAACATCGGGCATTCAGTTCCAGCACTTACAGCCCGACAATCATTACAGGATCAAGGCTGGCGATTGATCTTGATGAGAAGAAAGGAGGCGAACTGTCGCTGATAAGTCTGTTCCGCAGGGGTTGACATTTGCAGTGAACGCTGCTACAGTGATCTTCCCTTGCTTTGTAAAATCCCAAACACATTTGCAAACCATGAGTTCCCAATCTCAAAGCATCCAAGACATTCTTGCAGAGCGTGGCAATCGTTACGGCGTTTTTGCACAGCATGCGCGAATCACGCAAGATATGAAGGGGGTCATGCGATTGTGCCCAAACTGGGATAATCTGGCAGACGACCAGAAAGAGGCCCTCGACATGATCGCTCACAAGATCGGGCGCATTCTCAATGGTGACCCAGACTATCTTGACTCTTGGGTTGACATCGTCGGATACACACAACTTGTTATTGATCGACTGAAAGGAGTTCCTGAAGCACATCTCAGATCGCAAAAACCTTCCATGTTCTGAATCTACAAACCAAACTAGTCTGAAAGCCAAACATCATGAGCAACAAAGCCGCATTCGCTGACCTCGATTCCCTGATGAACGCTTCGATGGATGACATCGATGACCTGCCGCCTGTTGGTGTTCCTCCCACGGGGCATTACAGTCTTTCCGTGACTGCAAGCCGTGAGACTTCTGAGAACAGCGGCAGCGAGTACATCAAGTTCTCCTACGAAGTTGAAGCTGTCAACGAAGTCAAGAACCCGGAGGAAGAAAAGCAAGCTGCTGTGGGCCAGAAGTTCACGCAGATCTTTTCGCCCTTCAAGAAGGACGGCACCGTCAATGAGTTCGGGCTTGGCTATCTGAAGGAAGCCTGCGCTCCGTTCTCTGCACACTTCGGCACACGGGCTATGGGTGAAACCATTGCACAGATCAACAAGATCAGTGTTGCTGCAAGCCTGGTGCGACGTCAGGACAAGAAAGATCCTGAGCGGTTCAATTTCAATCTCCGGGATGTCGTAGTCCTCTGAGCTTGAGTGATTGAATCAAAGCCCACTTCGGTGGGCTTTTCCCTTTGTGTGCTTGTAAAACTGTGCGTCGCATACAAAGTAAAAAGCCCTAAACGAGGAGAACCATGAAGCTAGCATTCTTTGGTACACCAGATGACCGCAGCTTTCTTCCTAAGCTGAACAGCTTAGTTGGTGCCCATGCCATCAAAGTATCGCTGACACCAGAAGAATATCTTACCAGCTTTGCCATGAAGGTCAAAGCCAATGGTATTGAAGGCGTCATTGTCACTGACCCTGAGACTATGACAATGCTGCTTTCTGCATTGCCAGACTTTCGGCACCCGGTTGACAAGCGTGGCACAAAGAAGCGGCTGGCACTTGATGACTATGCAGGCAGTTTCTTTCATATTCCTGCTGCCAAACTTGGCAGTCAACAGGATCTACAGGTTCTCATTCTCAATCCGCTGCGCCACCTTGTTACTACGCCAGAAGGTCCATTCATATTCAAGCGATTCATCTCTAAGCTGACTGAGCCTGATGCTTGGTTTCCGCAGACACCATTCACTTGGGAAGTGTGGGAAGCATCAAAGTCTGAGGCATTGATCGCACGTTTTGATACTGCTCGCATCATCTCAGTTGACATTGAAACATATGTCGGTGATGACTTGCGGCGTATTCGCTGCGCAGGATATTGTGCATTGTTTCCTGACGGCACCACTCACACGGTTGTTGTGCCATTCAAAGACATGCTGGCTCATGCGTTTGTTCGGCGCATAAATGCTTCTGCTCCAGCAAAGCTGTTTCAGAATGGCATGTACGATAATCTGTATTTCCTGCGGTTCAATGTGCCAGTGAATAACTGGATGCATGACACGCAGCATATGTTTCACTCTTGGTATTCAGAGCTTCCCAAGCGGCTTGATTTCATCACTGCATTTTGTGTGCGTGAGATCCGCTATTGGAAAGATGACTCTGCTGGCAGTGAATACAATCTGATGGAGTACAATGCCCGCGATTGCTGGGCGACACTCATGACTTATCTAGCCATGCAGCTAGAACTCCCGCAGTGGGCCCGCACAAATTACCTTCTAGAATTTCCGCTAGTCTTTCCGTGCCTGCACATGGAAGCTGATGGCTTGTCGTTAGACAAGAATCGCTTTGAGATTGCCAAGAGCAAGGCAGAGAAAGAGCTAGAGAAGCACAGTGCAAAGCTGTCTGCATGGTTTGGGGATGGCTTCAATCCACGCAGCCCGGACCAATGCAAGCGCGTGCTGAAAGTGCTAGGCATGGGAGACGTTGAAAGCTCTGATGCCAAGACAATGAATGCATGTGCAGCTGTGCATCCATTCAATGAACTCATTGTGTCAGAGATTCTGGCATATCGTGAGCAAGCTAAACTCCTCTCCACCTATCTTGATTGGGACAAGTTCTGGAATGAGCGACTCTACTACAAGACCAACCCGGCTGGAACTGATACAGGCAGGCTTGCATCTACTGAGTCAAGTTTCTGGACTGGGTTACAGATTCAGAACATTCCCCAGGGAAAGGCAGTCAAAAGCTGGATATGTGCTGACACTGACTGGGATGGACTTGCAGAGGGTGACTATGCTCAGAGCGAAGCTCGCTGTGTCGGATACCTCTCAGGATGTAAAAGTCTCATTGATCTTGTCGAGTCAGACAGAGACTATCATAGTTGGAATGCTCATAAGTTTTTCGGAGTTCCATACGAAAAGGTTGACAAGCCCTTGCGAAATCTGTCCAAGCGCGTCAATCACGGATCAAATTACAACATGGGCGCGACAGTCCTGCTGGAAACTATGGGGCCGAAAGCGGTTGCGGAAGCCAGGATTCTCCTCAAACTTCCAGCTTCCTGGAGTCTGATTCAAGTCTGTCAGCATCTGCTGAATACTTACGCATCAACCTATCCAGAAGTCAAGAAGGACTGGTATGATGATGTCAAGAAGACTATCAAGTTGACAAAGAAACTTGTCAGTCCGCTTGGCTGGACTCGGTACTTCTTTGCAGATCCCACGGCCTCCAAGCCAGCATTGAATGCAGCCGTAGCACATGGACCTCAAAACCTGTCTGTTGGCATTATCAATACTGTCTTCTATTCTATCTGGCGAGATACTGTATATG